TCGACTGAGTCGACGCCTAATTCTTGAAGGTTCCGAACAACAATACTGTTATTCAGGATGTCTTGTGATTGTTCCTCAAATACTTCACCAGTCCAACGCCAGGAAACTTTAGTGCTTCCGTCTGGGACTAATCCTGTAATTCCAGGAGGCATTTCGCCTGACTCAAGTGTAGCACGCAATAATTCATCACGTTCCTTTGAAAACTTAGCCATAGCCTTGCCATATTTGACTTGAGCTTCTGACAAAGCTTCGACATCACCATTGAAATCTTCTACTAATGGTGGATCTGGTTTAAGAAGACCACTTGCAGTTGCAAAGGACGTCATGAAGAGATATTCCTCATGCGTGACCATCATTGAAAAGATCCTGCATAGCCCATAAGTAAATAGTGCTCGACATTTCTTTTCTGCAGTTGCAGCGACCCTTCCATACAGACTTTTAATTTCATAGGCAGTTGAAGCTTGTCCGATATCGATGTCATCAACTCCACCCAGGGCCAGTCGGATCTCAGAGCGGTACTGCTTGACATACATGTTCTGATCACCGGACACGCTGTCTGGCGTCAGGTAGTTGATACGGTCAGTTGGCTCAAGGTTGGCAATGACACGAGGCACCTTGATCTGACCATCCAGTGGAGACGGAGCTCCAAATGGGCTCGACATCCGAGTACTTGCTTGACCCATTCCCACAAACCCAGCCTGAGAACTGATGGTTGGTCGGAAGGTGGTCTCATCCCCTGACTCAGTAATGTCGTGCTTCGGACGACTTGTAATCAGTGTTGGATTACCAAAGAAGCGCAGGTTTTTCCTTACGTTTCTAACCAACTCATCGTGATACAAGATCTGATTAGCTAGCCAATCAAACTCTCCATTACCTGTGGATTCGCCTGTGCAATCCATATGGTTGAAAATTTCAACTGCTGGAATAAAGCCCAAGCTATTTGTAAGGGTTTCAGTAGTACCCTGTTGCATATTTTGGAAGAAACCACTCGTATCATCAAATTCAATCTTTTCGTTCGATACTGTCTGTTCGATTTTGTCCTTAAAGACACGCAGCCGGATGTACTTCTTTTTCTTGCCATCTGGAGTTGGCATCATGTCCAACTGATTAGAGCCGCGTACATTGAAGCTGTAGATCAGTTCAACCGTGTCAATATCACCAGCCTGATCCCGATAGCATCGATAACTATCTTTAGGGAAGTAAAGTAATTGATAGGTGTCGCCGGACGGACGGAAGTAAAACAAGCCTTGACCGTCACACAAGAAATAGTCAACTATTGAATCCAGCTTCATCTCCAGCATGTTGTCTTCAACAACTTTTGCTAGAAACTCATCCCTTTTTCCGTAGCTGTCTTGTTCGCAAAAGAACTCCAACCCACGACGGAGCATAAACATCCGCATCTGTGCAAGATGGGATGAAACGATCATAGTGTCTACATTAAGATCCCCTCTACGATCTTTAGCTGCAGAGAGGATCTGTTCTAGATGATTAGACTTTTGCACTATCTTGGCTGCTCACTATATATTTATAGTTTAAGCCTTTTCTTTCTCTTCTGCTGGACTAAAGTCTTGGAATCCACCGTACTGTGCAGTGGGGAAGCGGTAAGGATCGCCGTAGAGATTAGAAGCAACGATTTGACCACGGTCGTACATATTGCCCGCAAATTGGTTCATCGCTCCATAAATCGCGTTGCTATTGATCGACCGCAGATCATCCGCCTTCTTGGCTCGTGAATCGGTGATATACATTCCATACTTATCACCACTGTACTTATCGAGGTTTTCTTCCATTAGATCCACATAAGCCTGAGCCAAACCGGTGTTGTTACTTCCTGCTGAGTAGCCACCGCCATAATTACGGACATCATTGATGATTCCGGTATTGATAGTTCCGTAATTAGAAGAATCTGTCAGCGAAACCGCTCCAGTATCTCCACCAATCACGCCTGTAGCGATCGTCGGGCTTACTCCCCCACCACCGCCACCGCCAGGGTTGATTGGCATTGGGTTGACATCAATGTCTGTAATCGATGGCGGCTCAAATGCAATTCCTTCATCTGGCACTTCTTCAATCACTTCAGCAGAAGGAGCCTCCATAGAAGGTTCATCCGTCACTGGTTGCTTAATGCCCTCAGGCATGTTCTCATTCATGTACTTGGACAGGAGTTGATCAACACGACTGCTCCTATTAATTCCTCGGCTTTCAAGATTTTCTTTAATTTCATTTGGATTAAAACCAGCTTTTGATAGATACTCAATATCCTTCAAGCCAGCACCTTCACCACCAAACGAAGAATAGTTGTACGAATCAATGCTGCCATCAAACTCTTCTTGAGCAGCAATTCTGTCCTGTAGCCTCTCTTGCTTAGCAAGACGATTTTCTAGACGCTCCTCATTAATATTTCTCCCACGATCCTGTCGCCGTTGCATTCTTTCAATGCGCTCATCAACTTGCTGAGCACGTTTACGTGTTTGACCGAAGCTCTCACCACGAACAAGATTAAAGACTTCATCACCTGCCATTCGAGGCTCACCTCGCTTATTGGTAGCGACAGGAGAAGCTAAAGCCTCATCTTTCATCGTATTACGCTGACTACGGCGATCCTCTCTAAAGTCTGCCCGACTGTTCCTATTGCGATACCCTGCAGGCATATCCTTATATTTCTTACCAACTAAGTTTCTAGCCATTATTTCACTTTATAGGTCAAAACTATTACTATTGTAGTCTAATTGAAGATTGCCTCTCCTTAGAAGACCTCCAATAGTAAGCACCATTGAGTCAACAGCATCATCGTGTTGAGAGTGGCCAAAGTTAAGTAGCTCTTCTTCCAGTACATCCCACTTTCTCCATTTGTTCCATACGATTCTCTTGTGCTCGTACAACCCTAATACGCCTCTCAGTCGCGCTAGTTTGTCTCCTTTAAAGCCTTTGACTGGAGAACATGTCAGGTTGTATAAGCCACGATCTTCAAACATGATTCTTTTAAAGTCACCTTCAAACGATGTCTGATATGCAACAGCTTCAGGCCAAATGACACATGGTGACATTGTTGGGAAAAACTGGTTCTCCTCATTCTCTAATAAGATGTTCCAATCAGAAAGCATCTGACAGAGTGAATCCATTTTTTGTAGATTCCCCATGGTCCTCTCTCTACGCTGGTCGATCAAATAGATCTTGTTGTCCTTGATTCCTCCAAGAGTAAATACTGTCCAATCGTTTTTCTCGCTCAAGCCTGCACTCAGGTCAATTCCAACGCCAAGACAGTCGTACTCTTCAGGTACAACATTTTTGATGATGAGCTCTGGTGAAATGCCGACGTCTGTTGATTTGACTGCAGTGTTCAGATACTGATAAGCAAACGCAACTCGATCCTCTTTCTTTCGAGCGTTGAGATACTTCATTGACCAGAATTCTGGCCAATAAGAACGCTGCTTTCCGTCTGCGTCTGTTATTACCGCTTTCTGTACAATCTGTCGCCAATCATTTTTAGGGACAAACAGGGTTGCATGGATATCGTCGAAGTGGAAACGCGTTCCTAGACAAATAGCTCTTGCACCTTGAAACATCGTCGGAGCGATGACGTTGCTCCATGTTTGTTCCATTTCACGTCGAATGTCTGGGTTGTTGATTGATGCCGCAGATTTAATAGGGTCATCAATCAGAACTAGCTGTGATCGTTTAGAGGTAATTGCACCTTTCAGACCTCCACACGCAATTGTGAATGCCTCTTCTCCTGCCGTATCGATCTCTGCAAATTCGTAATCAATACTCCAATACTCGTCACTCCGCTTGATCTTCGAGAGTCGGACCATTGGGAAGATCTCACGGTATTTATTTGATGTAAGAATCCCTTTAATCGTTGCCGATTTGGCACGACTAATATCGACCATGTATGCGATGTAGAGAATTCGCAGCATTTGCTTCGCAGCTGCATGTCTCCCAATCATCCAGGCAGCGAATAAACCAAGGACAGTGGACTTCGCAGATCCTCGGGGTGCGAGGATCGATGTGTTTGGTCCCCCGATTCCTATTAGACATTCACTATCTTCTCCTGTACATAATTCATTGTGCCACTCCAACATATGTTTGGCTGGAGCCTTACCCATATACTTACAGAAATCTTGGAAGTTATCCCTAGCTTTTAAAACCTCAGGACTAGGAGGTTTTGCAGTAATCTTTGTGGCGGTCATTAAAGCTGACCGTTTATATGCTAATGCGGCACTAGGAATTGCCATATATCCTCTTACTGTCTTTTTAGTATAGGTTTTGTTGCTTCAACCTTAAAATCTCAGCCATATTCCTGAACAACCCACTTGCTGCTTTTCTCTTAACTCTCTCAACTCTTTTTCGTGCTTTCTTAGCTTCTTTAGGACCCACTGCTACTCGTCTTTCTGTTCTACGCTCTTCAGCTTTTGAAAGCTGACTTGCGAGCTTATTACGCATCCGATCTTGTGCATAAACATATCCAATCGCATTTAATAACTCAGCTGCGTCAACTGCTTTCCAATTAACACCACCGATATCTAGTGGAGCCGATATTGACTGTAATGATGAAGTGGGTGTACGTAATGAATAATCTAGACCCGCTTTCAGGTCACCTGACGATACGCTTTGTATTACTGGGATTGCTGGTAAACCTGGATTATAAAGACTAGCCATTACTTAACTCACTATAAATCTTTGCCCATACAGCATTCATTGCATTTTCGATCGGTTCAGAGAACTGTGGATCATCTTTGAAAATGGATGTCATTTCACGCATAACTCGATCAGCACCAGCCATGATCAGACCACGCTTGTCAGTCATTCGATTCATCCGATCAGATGTTTCAATATGCGATCTAAGTTCTTTTTCAAGCGCGGCCAGCCTCGCACAACCATTGTCACCTTTAATCTCCCCGGAGGTGATTGCCATTCGTAAGTCCTGGATATCAGAGTGCAGTGCTGCAATTTCGCTATTAAGTATTTCACGCCGATTGAGCTTCTTATACTTCATTTTGACCCATCGGGCCAAATCATTAAATCCCCCTTGGAATCCGAGAATTCCTGCATAAACCCAGATTTCAATTGTTGATGGAGTAATTTCTGCAAACTCTTTAAAATCCTCACTGTCTGCAGCCGGTAGGGTGTCTAACCAATTATCGACAACACTCAGATATACCTTGGAACTTTGCTTTGCCTTGGTTGTCATTAGAAGCCCCTCGCACGTCCAATGGAGCGCTTCGACTGATCTGCTCGCGTCCTTGCTTCAAGACGGTTTGCATAATCTGCTTCCTTCATTCGCAGATCACTTTCGAGTGTCAGCTCTGACTTACGGATATTACTTCCATAGCTAGCTTCATCTTTACGAATCCCACTACCAAACTGAGCTTCATCTTTACGCAAGCCGCTCTGGTATCCCGCTGTATCTTTGCCCAAAGCTTGGCCGAATGCAGCAGAGTCTTTTTCGAGAGCCTGATTGAACTGCGTAGTGTCTTTCTGTAACCCCTGCATATAACCAGCTGTGTCTTTCTGTAGACCCTGTGCAAAGGAGGCGGAATCCTTACCCAGCTCATTGGCTTGCTGAGCCTGTTGCTGTTTCTCAATATTGCTTTGTGCCTGAGTCAAACGCTGCTGATTACCTTTTTCCATATCAGACATACGGTTTTCAAAACCTTGAACCTGATAATTGGCTCGGGTCTGATCACCCTGCGCTTGCATCAACTGAATCTGCAAATCTGTACCTAGAGAAGCTTTTCCTACATCCCGGTTGTATTCGTCTTGAGCAAAACGAGACTCATAGTCAAACTGAGCACCCATCATGTTCAGTGCCGCTTTCTGCTCCTCATTTAATAGCGCTCCTTTGTTAGCTAGCTCCAATGCAGCCGTTGCTGTCATCATGTCCATTTGGATGCCAGCGTTTGTAAACGCCATGGACTGAGCCTGCTGCATGTCGTTATAACTTTGCAGCGTATTAGTCATGTAAGTTGCTTGAAGCGCCTTACCCCAATCACTGGTTGGTTTCCAATTTTGGAACTGCTGGGATATTTGAGCATAGTTAGTTACACCGCCATACCCGCCTGTGGCTCCTGGTGTTTGTCCTTGTTGTGCTGTTGTACCTGCTGCTGAGTTGTTATTGTCAGCATCACCACGTTTATAACCACCTTGTGCTTTCAACTCTTTGAGAGTATTGGCAGCATTATTCTTATACTGATCCGCACGATCTGTAGCTTCTTTAGCAGGGTCGTATAAAGGACGCATTAACCTAACTTCTCACTCTTCTATTATTCTATCTATTGTATTGGACTTCATTACAATTAGATTAGTACTGGAAGTTGTAAATGTACCGTTTTGCTTTAGCCGAAAGTGCCAACCCTGGTGAATATGTTCAATCTGGGCGAGAGGCAGGACAAGACGCACTTAATCTTCAAAAGGCTGTAGATCGAGGTAGTCCTAATTATGCTCAGCAAATTTTAAGTGGTGCTGAGAATGTCTCTCTTGAGCGAACTGCTAAGAGAAACAACGAAGCTTTATTAAAGACAACTGAGCTTGAAGGCAAAATTAGAATTGACAATATCAACACCAAGTACAAATTAGATCGCACTAGGCAGCAAATTGAGGATC